ATGTAAATGCTATCCTTTGCATCGTAAGGCATCCATACCCCTTTAATGTACTGCCACTGCAATGCAACGGGCAAGCCTAGCTCCTTAGTCCTAAATGCCTTGAGAAGATTCATGTATTATCATTTTTATTTGTAAAAGTACAAATTTTACCTAAATAATTTCCCCCTTATCAGAACAAACCCATCGCTCTTCTTCTTCACCATCAACTCAGTCATTCCCCACACCAACGCATCCACTCTATCGGGCGACTTCCCCCTCTCAGGGTCGAACGACACCATCTGATTCTCCAACACAGGGAACGAGCCAACGTGGAACACCTTGCCCTGCTCATACAACGAGTACACAGGCTCCGCTCTCACGTACTTTCCCTTGGTAGCCGACACAAGCTTCACCCTAGTTCCGATACCATTCGCCTTCAGCACAGCCTCAACCATGTCACCCCCTTGGTTCTTCTCCGCCACAATACAATCCGCAGCCCACCTGAACGCAGCGTCATTCGCAATCTTACTCCAATGATTCGGAGAATACTTCCCGCTCAAATCCTCCAACACATACGCATTCCCCTTGCCATCCTTCCCCGCCACGATTATACCTGTCTCATCACTATTCATGTTCGCAGTAACAGCAGGGTCAATCGCCACAATTATCCTATTCAGGTTCGGTGCTTCCCCAACCCTCGCCTTTCCTATTATCTCCCTGTTCCACAGCAACCCATCCTTATCATCTAACCACACCCCCAAGAACAAGTGAGCATACCTGTGCGGATTCTCCAACTTCGACTTCTCCGCAGCCTTTACAAACGACTCACTCAAGTTCCGCTTATTCTCCACATACGTAGTGTGAATATACGTAGTGTCATTCCGCTTGTCCTTCACAAACCCCTTGTATATCCAATGACTCTTGAAACTAGGGTTCATCACCAATATTACCCTGTTCGGCTTATCCTTTGCTCTAATACTCAAATCAATCTTGTCAAACACATCCTCATCTCCCAATTCCTCAGCTTCATCCAATACCCACGTAGTCACATTCGCAATCGACTTCAAGTTCGCAGTAGCAGTACCGTGGTTCGTCTTGATACCCCTAAACAATATCTTTGATCCTGTCCGCTTATTTATAATCTCTGTCTGCGTAATCTCAAAGTCACCCTCCTTACCCATTATCTCAATCTTGTCAATAAACTCTGGGATAATCGAAATAAACGCAGATACCAACGTCCATCTCGTGAACAGAATCACGTGACCCTTCTCATACGTCAGGTTCAACAGAAACAGAGCAAGTGTCCACGACTTACCCGAACCACGTCCCCCTGTAATCAAATAGTACCTCGTCTCAGGATTCTCATAGAACAAAGGTTTGTATGAGTCTAGTAGTTGTATCATCTTTTAGTCTTGTAAATAGGGGACAAGCCCCCACATCTCGTTTTTTAGCTAATCGTATTTTTCGCCTTTTGCATTTTCCGTTTCATTCCTGTACACTCACAGGTATGCCCCCCCTCTCTATATTGGTATTTTGGCCATTTGCTATTTGCAACCTTGTTGCATACACTCACAAGCATACCCCCCCCCTTATTCGTCTAAGCGGGTAAGCGTTTCAGTATCAATCCTTTGCAGTTCCTCAAACTCAATTTGTTCGGCTTCATTGAACTCAATTCCGTTGGATATCCAACTAATCGGCGGAGCTATACTTTCCCCATTGGTAGTGATGTCGACTTGTTGCTTAGGCATTCCGAACCGATACGCCAGCCAAAGCTTTAAGGCCTGTGTATCGCCTTGTTTACACTTAAATAACAAGGCTTCCCATATTTCGGAAGGTACGCTAATTGCATCCATTTGTTCAACGAGTTTCACTTCATGAATCTTTGGCTTCCTTCCCGAACCTTCCCGTTTCCCACCTTTTGGCATAAATGAATAATTTTGTTGCAAGCGTTACAAGCTTTGAAATATACGATTAATCAAAGCTATGTTATTTAGACTTAATATAAATTAATTAATTACTAATAAATTACTTGCAACTAATACAAAGCTTTGTATATTTGTATATCATTTAACCCTAACTAATTATTCACATGGAATTCAAATCAATTTACGACGCATGTGCCGAGTTAATGTATGAGGCCGAAATACCTACAAAGGTAATCATCGAAGGAAAAGAGCTGACTATTTTAGTCTATGGAAATGGGACTTACGAAATCATTAAATAACCCTAACTAATTATTCACATGATCATTGACCTAATTGTAATCGCTTCAGGAACTGTCCTGATTTTTACCCTAACTTATTTATTCACCAGTAAACCAGTAATGAAATGAGAAAAGCACTTGAAACCATTTGGCTAATTATTTACACAATTTTAGCCTTTGCACCTATTTGCGGGCTTTGCTATATGTTGGGCTTGAAACTACTTGAAAACTAAAAATCAGAAAAGATGACTAAAAATTACAATCGCTCTTATTTGTACTCGTTTGAAGAACTTACAAAACAGCAACAAAACCAGGTGTTTGGCAATTATTTTGCCGACATATCAGCAGCTATGGAAGATCAATTCGTAATCAGTGAATTAGAAAACAGAGAAGAAATAATCCCATTGTCTATGTTTATTAAAACAAACGGCAATAAGTTTTCACATGGGATTTTCTCGGATAGTTACTTCTCTGGTTACTTCATCACTTTGAACAGGTTTTGTGATGAAGCAGTAATCGCTTACAAATATTTCTAAATTTTAAACCACAAACACAAACACAACATGAAAACTGTATTTAATTCAAACAGCCAATTGGCTAACACCTTTGCAGCACAAAACCAAATATTTGGCCGATCAAAGTCTATGTTCTTTGAGCATGAAACGGCCTATTCGTACGGTAAACACTACATAGCAGCTACATTTATTACTGCCGATAATGGGGAAAGAGTTTGTTTTATCAATTCGAGAAGTTATAGTGTAACCACTGCAAAGCATACAAACGAGCTTTGGAAGGCAATCCCTTCAGGGATTAAAGTTTTCAGAGTACCAATGCCGCGTTATTTCTCATATCACCAGGTAAGCGAAGTTTTAAAGCCAATGAAGGAAGAAGCTGAAAATCATTTGGCAAAACAAATGAATGCCAGGAAGTCAACGTTTCATTTCTACCAAGCTTTTGACATTATGGGCAACATTAAAGAAATATCAGAGCTTTTTTCATTGACCTGTCCACATACATGGGACTTCAAAAACTTTGAAGCTGCTAGGCAAAAGGTAGTATCAATTCAAAACCAGGTTAACTGATGAAGGCTAAATGCCAGAAACAATTGGGGACTTTTGTCCCCTTTTGTATTAACCAAAATTAAACACAACATGAACAGTAAATTAATTAGCAAAAAAGTTGATCCAAACGGAAACGAAATTTTAGTTTATCGGCATTACGTTTTGGCTGGCATGGACTTTTGTTATGCAACTGGCAAAACAAAAAACAATGCCTTAAGGAAGGTAGCTTCCTACAAATATACTATAATTTACTCACCTTTGGGCGAAACATTATCCGAAACAAAAGGCAAAACAGTTTTTTATTAAAGGGATTAAAGTCCCTTTTTTTATGGCTTGTTTTTAGCCGTTTTAAGCAACTTAAATTTTCAACCATGTAACACCACTCGAAAAAAAATATCGCCTTACTACGGGCTTAAAAATAGGCTTCATTGGCTTTCCTTTGGATGGCTTGGCTGCATGGCTTCGCTGCATAGCTTGGCTTGGCTGCATAGCTTGGCTTGGCATGGCTTGGCTTGGTATACCCATAGTGTAAAACATGGCGGATATACCCATAGTGGAAAACAAAACCATTTCCCAGGCATACCCATAGTGGAAAACAAAATCTGATTCCCAGGTGGTAGTGGAAAATAAAATCTAAAGACAGTACCCTAGTGGAAAATAAAATGTCTAAGGAATGTCTAAGAAATGTCTAAAAATGGATAGATACATAGCCATAGTGGAAAATAAAACCAACCGACCAAATAAAAAATCTACCCTTAGTGTAAAACAAAAATAAATTTGATAAATCAGTACCAACACTTACAAACTTTTGCTACCTTTACATCACACTAAACAAACACACTTATGTTAAAAGACCATTACTACTGCCTTGAGCAGTCTGGGCTCACACTAGAGCTTGAGTCATTCATTAATGACGGCATTGCCTTAGAGCTGTACTTTGGCAAGGGCAAATCCCTCACTTTGGACATCTACGATGACCTCACAGAGAAATTCTCTGACCACTACGCTACTATCTGCGCTGTGCTAGATCCATTTATTGTTGAACAGTTAGAAATCGAAGTTAAGAAATGCTTTACGAAATGATGTCAGCCACAGAGTACGGAGTACTCAAGGGCTATAGTGAAAAATCAACTCGAGTGCATCAGATCATTAGGTCTGGTGTATTTCCTCCTGAGTTTGCCCTGCCTCCTAAGAAGATAGGCAACCAATGGATAGTATTTATAGACGTAACCTGGATGGCAGATGGTAGAAGAAAGAATCTATAATTGGATTAGTGAAAACTACGGGGACATAGACCCTAGTAGAAAACACGAGATAGCCATGACCTTTGAGCTGTATTGGGATCAGTTCACATTCCGATACGCAGAGATTAAAACATTGGAAATACACAAACTAAACACACACACATGAAAGAACTAATTTTAATCCAATCGGAGCTAAAAGCTCCCAAGAATCAGTTTAACGCATTCGGGAAGTACAAGTACCGTTCTGTTGAAGACATCTTAGAAGCTGTAAAACCTTTGCTTCTTAAATATGAATGTACCTTGACGATTGAGGACGAAATAAAAGAAGTAGGCGGAATTGTATTTGTAGAAGCTACTGCATCTATCCAAGTAGACAAAGATGGCAGAACAGAGGGCAGGGCAGTTACAGCCCAGGCAGGTATAGACATCAACCGCAAGGGTATGGACATAGCCCAGTCCTTTGGTAGCTCCTCGAGCTATGCACGTAAGTACAGTTTGAATGGGCTATTTCTGATAGACGATACAAAAGACCCTGATTCTACCAATGACCACGGTGCAAAAAAAGAGGAGCTTAGTCCAAAGCATCCAAAGTGGAAAGGTGCAAAGGATTCTATTGCCAATGGCAAGGTGACCATGGCACAAATTAAGGCCGTGTACGTGTTGACATCAGAAAACGAAAAACTACTAGTAGGATGAAATTCAAATGCAGAGCAAGTGCTTTAGGGATGTTGATGACATCCCCTAGGGCTAAATCAGAAACTCTTTCTCAGACTGCCAAGAGCTACATTGAGGATTGGGTTAAGGAGCAGATATATGGTGTACAGAAGCAGATTAAGTCTAAGTACATACAGAAGGGCTTGGCCTTGGAAGATCAGGCCATAGAGTTCTATTCTATGGTTAAGGAAAAGAGTTTTATGATTAAGAATCTGGACAAGTATGAGGACGATTTCTTCACAGGAACTCCCGATTGTATTTTCGAAGGTGTAGTCTATGACTTTAAGACCTCGTGGGACTGCTATACCTTCCCTCTGTTTGACGATACGCCCGACAATGGGTACTTCTATCAGTTGCAGGTTTATATGAACCTCACGGGCTTAAAAAAGGCCAAGTTAGTATATACCCTACAGGACACTCCTGACTACCTAACTTATGAGGAACCTGTGAGCTATGCACACGTGGAGGATAAGTACAGGGTAAAGGAGTTTGAGATAGACTATGATCCCGAGGTGATAGAGAAAGCCAAGGAGAAAGTATTGGAAGCTAGGGAATATGTTTATTCTATGTGTCTATGAGCGATATAGTGATGTGCGAGGGCATAGATTGCCCGATAAGAAGCAAGTGCTTTAGGTTTACGGCAGTAGCTGATATGCATCAGTTCTACTTTAAACAGACCCCGTTTAAATATGATTTCTGTGGGAAGTTTATTTCAGCAGAGGAAGAAAAGGATGAGGAAACTAAAAAGATGGTATCATGGATGGAACGAAATGCGTAGGGACAAATTGTCCACACAAAGAAACCTGCTATAGGTTTACGGCAACTCCCAATGAATACAGGCAAGCATATTTTACAGAGCCACCGATTAAGGATGGCAAGTGCGATATGTATTGGGGAGAGAATGCAGAGAATATTTGGAATCAACTAAAAGAGATAGTGAAATGAAAAAGACAGCAGTAGATTGGTTAGTTATGAAATGGGCAACACAAGGAACATTGTATAGTTCAGATATTTTACAAGCCAAAGAGATGGAAAAGGATCAGATTAAAGAGGCTTGGCTTGAAGGTGTTTGGGAAGTTGGTTCCAGACATGCTGATTCAGAACAATATTACAAAGAAACATACGAATTATGAAAAAGACAGCAGTAGATTGGTTATTCACCCAACTATGGGAAAAACCAAAGGATAAAATGACTTGGTACAAAATTTTAATGGATGCCAAGAAAAGGGAAAAGGAGCAGATGTGGGAAGTTAGTAAAGAAGGGATTTTTTCTAAACATGAATTTGAAGAATACTACAAAGAAACTTACGAACAATGAAAACACTAACAGACGAGCAGAAACAGGAAATAATCAGGCTCTACAAGCTTAAGATAATGAACAGAAACATAGCACAGATACTAGGAATAAACAAGAATTCTGTCGCAAATTTCATCTATAAGTTCTACTTAGCCGAGAACCCTAGAGTAAAAAACACCTCTGACTACCTAAATAGGACAGAGGAAGTTATGGAACTCTACAGGAAGGAAGTACCGTACAAACAAATTTCTGAGATGACTGGTGTAAAACACTACCAAATCACAGAGATTCTAAAGTTCTACAAGGACAGGAGACGAGATCCGCTGAAGATAAAAACTCTCAACGAAATCAGAGAAAGAGTGGACAAAGGAATGCGGATTTGTACCATAGCTGAAGAGCTGAATTTAGGGTACAATAAAGTCCAATATTGGGTGACAAAATTAAGGAAAGAGGGTGTACACTAGTTTACACTAAGTGTACACCTAAGTGTAAACCAAAATCGGCCTCCACAAGCTCCAAACGCAATAAGTGAACACAATGGACACTTTTTGGGCAAAATGAAAAAAAATAAATTTTCACTAGCATAAAAAAAAAGTATTTACGAAAATAGTGTAAACTTGTACACTTGGAGCAAAAAACGGCCTAAAATCGGGCAATCTGAAGCGTATAGGGCATTTTAGGGGTTTACACTCTAGTGTACACTTAGTGTACACTTAGTGTACACTTTTCACCAAAAACACCTGTTTTTCTACAAACATCTGCAAAACACACATGAACGTAACTTTAGGAAGAGCAATCAACCTGCTGAACTCTGGCTTCAGCGTAATGCCCATATCGGAGGGTAAAAAACCTCTGATTTTATGGAAGGAATACCAATCAAAAAGGATAGAAAAAGCAGAGCTTGAGAAGCTAGAGCATAAGACCAAAGGCTATGGTATAATCACAGGATTCTACGGGGTCGAGTGCATAGACGTAGACCTTAAAGTTTTTCCAAGCGTACAAGAAGGAAAGAAGTTCTGGACAGAGTTTATTTCTTTTATCTCTGACTACATCGATGACTTTGCTAGAAAATTTGTCATCTACAAGACTGTCAACTCTGGCTACCACATCATCTACCGATGCGAAAAGGTGGAAGGCAACAGAAAGCTTGCTACGCTAAAGGGACATTCTCAGGCTTTGATTGAGACTCGTGGCGAAGGTGGATACATCTACATCTACGATAATCAGATTTCTGATTTGTCCTACGAGCAGATCACGGAGATTACTCCCGAAGAACGTGACACGCTGATAAGTCTATGTAGGTATTTCCACTACCAAGATACCGTAGTTGAAACGAAGCCAAAAGAGGCTGATTTTAGCGGTCTTACACCTTGGGATGACTACAACCATAGGAACAGAGTAATTGACCTCGTACAGGGCGAATTTACGGCCACTAAGCACCTCTCAGATAGAATAGTGCTACGCAAGGTAGACAGCAAGGATGCATTGCATGGATTTATCTACAAAGACACAGGTCTTTGCTACTTATTTACTACTGCGACCATCTATCCTCATGAGACACCACTTAGCCCATTTGCTATCTATGCTTGGAAGTACTTTGGTGGAAATTACTCTGAGGCAGCCAAGGAGTTGTACAAGGAAGGGTATGGCGAACGCAAGATTAAGAAGATAGAGATTGAGCGTATAGAGATACCAAAGGAGGAATTGATATTTCCTATTGAGGTATTCCCAGAGGCATTGCAGAGCTACATTCTGTTAAATCAGAAGACACTAAACCATTCTATTGACTACATGGGAAGTAGCTTGCTTTGGCTGATTGCCTTATGCATTGGTAACGCCTGTAAGGTGGAGGTAAAAACAGGATGGAGAGAGTCGGTGAACATTTGGATAGGATTGATAGGCAAGGCAGGACTTGGTAAGACCCCTAGTATAAACGCCATCATCTTCCCGATAAGCAAGAAGAATAGCTTTGAGATTAAGCACTATCAGAATGAGTACAAGAAGTACAAGGAGTACGAGAAGCTATCTGCAAAGGAGAAGAAGGATGTGGAGGAAGTTAAAGAGCCTAGCAGAAAGCAGTTGATAGTAAACGATGTGACCATCGAAGCCTTGGCTGATCTCCACGAGGAAAACGAAGTGGGAATCGCAGTATTTAAGGATGAGCTTAACGGATGGATTAAAGACATGAACAAGTACAAGCCTGGGTCTGACCTAGAGTTTTGGCTGTCGTGTTGGTCTAATCAGCAGGCAATTCTAACACGCAAAACTGCAAAGAGTAGCTTTATTCAGTCTCCGCTTATCCCTGTGCTTGGAGGCATTCAGCCTGGCATCTTCTCGCAGATTTCTACTTTGGAGAATAAAGACAATGGTTTCCTAGACCGATTGTTGGTGTGCTACCCGGAGAAGGAGATTGAGCATTACAACAGGAACTCTATTGAGCAGGAGGTATTGGATTGGTACGAGGCGTTTATGTCGCAGTTCTACGATCAGATGCGAAAGAATGTCTTGCAGCTGAATAAGTTTGGAGACATCGAGTCAAGGATTATTAAGTTTGACTCTGAGGCAGAGGTGGAGTGGGAGCGGATATTTAACAACATCACGGATATGCAGAACTCTGACGATATCTCTGAGTACGTAAAGAGTATGCTTAGTAAGCAGAAGGCTTACATACCCAGGTTTGCATTGATTATGAATTGCATTTGGGCATTTGAGACAGGGCTAAACTTTGATTGGGTAACCAAGGATAGTTTGCTGAAGGCAGAGAAGTTGAGCAACTACTTTATTGCTATGTCTAAGAAAATTAAGCTGAACTCCTTGGAAAGCACAGAGCTTAGTGAGTTGGTTCGTTCGTTAAAGAGCGAGAGTATAGAAAGAAAAATACAGGCAATACAGGATGCAATACCTGACTTTAACAGGTCAGAGCTTGCTGAGTTGCTAAATGTTAGTAGAACAACTATTTATAAACACCTACGGAAATGATTAGCATACATAGTTTAAGTGGAGGCAAAACAAGCTCATACATGGCTGTTCACTATCCAGCTGATTATAATTTGTTTGCCTTGGTTACTGTTGATGATGTAAAGTTAAAGCCATTGGATAAAAGCATAGTAAAATATGCATCAGAAAAGCTTGATTTTGATTTTATAGCTACGGCAGAGTCAGATATGACTATGTATGCAATGAGAGACCTAGAGCAATTAATTGGTAAAGAAATTATTTGGGTCAAAGGTCAATCATTTGAAAAATTAAACAAAAAGCGTTCTGCTTTACCAAATCAAATGTGGAGGTTCTGCACTACTGAAATGAAAATGAGACCCATTTTTGATTGGTGGCATAAAAACATCAACGAAAAAATAAAAATGGGAGTTGGTTTTAGGTATGACGAAAAAGAAAGAGCAACTAATTTTTCTACATCATTTAAAACAATAACTGGAAAAAGAGGAACAAGAAACAAATGGGAAGAAATTGAGTGGAGAGAAGGATGGTTTCCTTTAATTGATGATAAATTAACTCATTTGCCTATATACAAATGGGCTGAAAGTAGTGGAATTACTTTTCCAGCAGATAGCAATTGTGTTGGATGTTTTTGGAAACCTGTTCAGCAACTTAGAAAGAACTGGGATAATGAACCAAAAAAGATGCAATGGTTTGCGGATCAAGAAACTAATTCTCAATGGAAAAAAGAGATGAGTTACGAACAAGTTAAAACAATAGGTTTACAGACTGACTTTTTCTTTGGAACAGGATCAGGATGTCAAGCAGGATTTTGCACAGATTAATAACTAAACAACCACAACAATGATTGAAGCACTAGATGAAATTAGCGAAGTACCATTCGATGTATTTTGGGATAAGTTCATAGAACTACACCCAGGTAAATACGACCGATACACCGCAGAAGGATATTGGCTAAAGATGAAAGAGCAAAATAGATTGTTAGCTTTTGAGTTTCTATGCAGATACGGAAGCGACTACAATCAGCCTTGGAAGCATTTGCAACAGTTTGATCTCCCTTTCTGATGCGTCACGGCTCATTATTTAGCGGAATCGGAGGCTTTGACCTAGCCTCGGAGTGGATGGGTTGGGAGAATGTATTTCATTGTGAATGGAATGAGTTCGGACAGAAAGTATTAAATTATTATTGGCCTAAAGCAATATCATATCATGACATTACCAAAACAGATTTCTCTGTTCACAGAGGAAGAATTGACATCCTCACAGGAGGATTCCCATGCCAACCCTACTCAATGGCAGGAAAGCGAAAAGGAAAGGAAGATGAGCGCCATCTCTGGCCAGAAATGCTTAGAGCAATTCGAGAAATTCAACCGACATGGGTCGTGGGCGAAAATGTTCTCGGGCTTGTTAATTGGAATGAAGGGTTGGTATTCCACGAGGTGCAAGCTGACTTGGAAGCTCAAGGGTACGAAGTACAACCGTATGTACTTCCAGCTGCATCCGTCAACGCTCCCCATAGAAGAGACCGAGTTTGGTTTGTTGCTTACTCCAAATCTAGTGCAGATAGCCGAGACACCGGAGAAGTACCAGGAGAGACAAAAAAAGAGAACGGAACAGGGTTTAAATCAAGCACCTCATCCGAACAACAAATACAATTGCCTTCTGAGTCAAGTTCTTTATTCAGGGATGATGCTAACTCCATCGACTGTGGATATAGTCCCAAGCGATATAAGATTTCAAAAGAGGACAGAATACAGGAATTCAGTGGGCAGAAAATGGAGTCCAGGGAGTTTAACAGAACAGATATTTCATGGAATGCTTCCGACACCAAGAGCGCAAGAACCGGGGAGTACATCGGAAGGTTACGGAGCTTGCCTGACAGACATAGTGATGGGTCGAAAGATGCTAAACACTCCAACAGCATCGGACAAGAATGGGGGAGTGACGAGACCGACAGAAAAACTTCAGTACGGGACTTCTTTAGTAAATCAAATGCATGGGTTAACCAACGGAACTCCTGGGACAACTTCCCAACTGTCTCCCCAATTTGTACTAGAGATGATGGGATTTCCAACAGATTGGACTCTATTACCTTTTCTAAATGGAGAAACGAATCAATCAAAGCAGGAGGAAACGCAATAGTACCCCAGGTAGTACATCAAATCTTTAAAGCAATCGAGCAATATGAAACCACTAGACAGACTTAAAGAACTCAAGCTCTCAGCGTCTATCCAAGACCATCCAAACGTGCCAAAGTATGCAATCGCACTACCTAAGTACACGGATGCTACTGCTAACGGGCTAACTAGGTGTATCACAGACTTCCTTCAGCTATCGGGACACCAAGCAGAGCGAATCAACACGATGGGTAGACCAATCGACAACCGCAAGCAGGTCACAGATGTAATCGGCAGAACAAAGACCATAGGTTCTTTAACCTGGGGTAAGTCAACCGCAACCAAAGGATCAGCAGATATATCCGCAACAATTGAAGGATTGTCGGTAAAAATAGAAGTCAAGATAGGCAAAGACAGGCAGAGCGAAGACCAAAAAATCTATCAGGCAAAGATAGAAAAGGCAAAAGGTTATTATTGGATTGTAAAAAACTTCGATGACTTTATTAAAAAATACGATGACTTTCTTGAAACCTTAAAACCAATCAGTTAATATTACAAAACAAACCAAAAAACAAAAACAATGGCAAATTTATCAGAGATTTTCCTAAAGCAGGAGACAT